ATGCTTATCAGGGCTTTGCAAAGCAGAACTATACCATGTTGGATAACTTAAAACTTGGCTATGGTGGTACAAAAGAGGAGATGGAAAGGCTCCTGGAGGATGCCACAGCCTTAAGTGGTATTGAATACGATATAGACAGTTATGCAGATATAGTAGAAGCCATTCACGTTATTCAAACAGAGATGGATATAACCGGAACAACAGCGAAGGAAGCGGCAACAACCATACAGGGTTCCATATCAAGTATGAAAGCAGCCTGGGAGAACTTTATGACGGGCATGGCGGATCCTGACCAGGACTTTGGAGTACTTACTCAAAACCTTGTGGATTCAGTAGTAACAGTTGCAGACAATATAGCTCCAAAACTTGTTGTGGCAGTGCCTAAGATAGTGACGGGATTGTCAAACGTAATTCAGGCATTGGTTCCTTATGTTCCTGGTCTTATAGCTGAGCTTCTTCCGGCTTTGATTGATGGGGCAACACTGCTTATAGGTGAACTGGTGAGCAATATCCCACAAATACTGGAGACGGTACTTCCCGGAATAGGTGGAGAGATAGGGACGACTCTTACAACAATGATTACTTCATTGGTGGATATTTTCAAGGCTATTATCCCACCTATTATAGAGATAGCTCAAACAGCATTACCACCACTTTTGGATATCATAAATAAGATAATGCCGTTGTTATCAGAAATTATAACGGCTGTGTTTCCACCACTTTTGGAGCTGCTTGAGCCATTAATAGCATTATTAGGTCCTATATTCTCACTTTTGGACCCTATATTTACTCTTATAGAGTCACTGATAGCGCCACTTGATGAGATATTTAACAGCCTCACACCACTTATAGAGCTGGTGATAGATATATGTAACACGTTAATTGCCATACTACAGCCGATTCTCAATGTTATTTGCCAGATACTCAGTGAATATTTTGTCAATGCCATTAAGAAAGTTAACAAGTACATAAACCTTGTCTGTACGGTATTTACAACGGTGTGGAACTCTATCAAGGCTGTGGCTTCTACCATTGCTGGATTCTTCAGAGGTGTGTGGTCAGCTGTTAAAGTAATATTTGAACCGGTTGCCAACTTCTTTAAAACCATATTTAGTACAGCATGGACTGGAATAAAGACTACGTGGTCTGGAGTATCGACATTCTTCAGTGGTTTATGGAGTACTATTAAGCAGATATTTTCGGCAGTTGGCACATTTTTTAAGCAGATATTTTCAACGGCATGGACAGCCATCAAGAATGTATTCTCACCAGTTGTAACATTCTTTACTGGTGTATGGAATAGTATCAAGGGAATATTTGATAAAGTTGGAATAGCTATAGGCGACGGAATCAGTGGAGCCGTGAAGGCAGCAGTAAACAGCGTGCTGAATTTTGCTACAAAGTCAATAAATACATTCCTAAAGGCTATAAATGGAGCCATTTCCATACTGAATAAGTTACCGGGAGTAAGCATAAGCAAAATAAGTGAAATGTCTGTTCCGACACTTGCCACTGGTGGTGTGCTGGAGAGAGGACAGGTCGGACTCCTTGAAGGTGATGGGGCAGAGGCTGTAGTCCCTCTTGAACAGAACACAGGCTGGATTAATAAGGTGGCTAGTCAAATGGCTGAGGCAACTGCAGTTAGAGGTTCTGATAGTGAAGTCCTCAATAAGATTCTTGATGTACTTGAGACATTGAATGCGCAGATGTACAACTATGTGGTTAATGCGTTGGTTTATGGAGTAAGGTTAAGGATGGATAACCGAGAGTTTGGAAGGCTGGTGAAAACATATGCTTGAGAAGTTAAAATATGTGAATAATCAGGGCGAGGTGTTTAATTTTGGAGTTGCAGGAGTATATGCAAATGAGAATGACCTACGAGATTTTGGATGGTCATATGACAGTGATAACAACAAGATAGGTGGATTTACAAAAAGTGTTACCACCAAGTCGCTAAGTGTAATTATTTGTGCTGAGACCAAACAGAAGTGCAGGCAGATAAAAAAACAGATGTATGAGGTGTTTGAAAAAGATGTACTTGCTGAGTCACCAGGAAAATTATACATAGGTGATTATTATCTGCCCTGCTACATTGTTAAGAGCGTTAAGAGTGACTATCTGAACAGTTACAGAATGTCGGTAAACCTTACGATAGTCACAGAAGCTGATACATGGTTGAAGGATGTGACTATAGCTTTAAGACCTAGAGAACAGGCAGAAGATTTATCTGGCAGAGGGTACAATTACGGGTATGAATATGATTATAGCTCAAGCTCTGGTAACAGTTACCAGGCAAATCAGGAAGGTTTTTGTTCCTGTGATTTTATATTCACTATATATGGGTATGCAGATAATCCGGAAATAATAATTAATAATCATGTATATAAGCTGAACTACACTGTTCAAAAGGATGAGCAGGTGGCAATTGATTCCAGGAAAAAAAGGATAACTCTGACAAAGAAAAACGGAGCAACACGTAATCTGTTCAGGTATAGGGATAAGACAAGTGACATATTTGAGAAGGTTCCAAGTGGAAACATCAATATTTACCTGAACAATAATTATGATTGTGACATTATGCTACTACTAGAGAGGAGTGAGCCTGAATGGACATAGTATACACTGATGAGAACATGATTGATGACGGCATACTGCAGGGTTTTGAACTTGACCTTGATGTAGCATCTGGAATGGACTTTGAAATTAAGGTGAACACCAGCAACAATGTATTACGTGGTGGTTGCTGGTGGTACGTTAATGACACTGAATACGGAGGCGTAGTAGATATTGTTAAGGTGTCAACCTCTGACAGAGAAATAACTTATAGTGGCCGAAGTTTCCGAGGAATATTGTCCAGTAAGATAGTAGAACCACCAAATGGTGAAGATTATAGAGTGTTAAGTGGCAATGTGGGCACGGTGGTGTCTGAGCTGCTGACACTTACCAGGCTTAATAATCTGTTTGATGTTGAAAGCTGTAATGTTACTTTGGGTTCTTACCAGGTGGCAAGATATGCAGACCTTTACAGTACTCTGCTTGCCATAGGTGACCAGATAGGACTTGTATTGAGGCTTAATGTTACAGATTGTAAGGTTACTTTGAGCTATGTCCCCGCGATTGATTATTCAGATGAAACGGAATACCGTCAGGATGATGTTAATTTCACTATCACCAGGGAATACAACGGAGTGAATCATTTAGTATGCTTGGGAAAGGGAGAATTGAAAGATAGAACAGTTGTCCATTTGTTTGTGGATGACAAAGGAAATATTGTAGACAATCAGTATTATGTAGGTGTTTTAGAGTATGCCCAGACATACGAATATACATCTGCTGAGAATGAGGAGGTGCTGAACAAAGAAGGCAGAAAGAAACTACAGGAACTCATGGCTCAGGATACATTCTCAGTTACTGCAGAGAACTCAGGACGGCATATAGGGGACATTATAGGTGGATATGAGGCTACAACAGGCATGTATGTAACAAGCAGCATAACTAACATGATAGTCAAAGTAAGTGATAACAGCGAGGACATAAGTTACAGTGTTGGTGAGGCAACACGGAAAGGATGAGGATAATGAAGATAATAACAGGTAAGACAGGAACAAATCATGTGGCATCTGAAGATGACAGGGGCTTACATATGGGGATTATTGGGGAGGACAATTATGTCCTTACCGTGGGCGACTTGTTTAAGCTGACTATGATAGATGCTAATACTGCCAGAATATCCAGTGGAGAATTAGTGATAAATGGCTGTCATGCCAGAATTGCCCAGGGAGACTATGATGATTTGATTATAGATAGTGGAACAACCGGATATAACAGAAAAGACCTTATAGTTGCACGTTATACAAAGATGGGTGACATAGAGGATGTAAATCTTGAAGTTATTAAAGGTGCAGTAAGTACAGGAGAAGCAACAGCTCCATCATATACCAGTGGCAGCATATACGAGGGTGACACCATAGTAGACATGCCATTATATGAGATTAGTATATCTGGAATAAATGTTGATACAATCAAAACACTATATGTTCAGCTCACAACAAATATGTCGAACATATATAATAAAAATCAGGTGGATAGTATGATATCCAGCCTGGAGACAACATGTAAAAATCTTGAAACAGCATACAAGAAGGCAGATTCTGATTTAGACGCAAAGTATAAGAATGCATGTGATAATCTAAGTGGTGAAATAGCGAGTGTATCTACAAATCTAACGAAAGGCTACCAGAATGCAGACTCTGACTTAGAGACAGCATATAAGAATGCAGATGCTAACTTAGAGTCTGAAATAAGTGCTCTGAGCACACTGATTGCAAATTTGGAGACGCAAGTGGATAAACTTTCTAAGTAAGTGTTTACAGTAGAGGATAAGTAAAGGAGTTATCAATGAAAAGAGAGATATGTACAGTTATAGGGTTGTTAGGTGGAGTTATAACCTCACTGTTGGGTGGATGGGACACAGGGCTTGTGACACTTGTAATATTCATGATTATCGACTTTTTCAGTGGTTTAGTGGTGGCAGGAGTATTCAAGAACAGCCAAAAAACAGAATCAGGAGCATTAGAATCAGGAAACTGCTGGAAGGGAATATGCAAGAAAATAATGACATTAGTCGTGGTATGCGTGGCTTATAGGCTTGATTTGGTGATAGGTGTAAATTATATCCGTGATGCTGTGATTATTGCTTTTATTGCAAATGAGGCCATTAGCATCATGGAGAACGCCGGGCTTATGGGACTTCCACTTCCAGCAGTGATAACAAAGGCAATTGATGTACTCATCAACAAAGAAAACACAGAGACCACAAACAAGGATGATTCTGATGAGGTGGCAGAAGATAGCAATAAGTAGAAAGGATGTAGATATTTATGGCAAACATATTAAAAAAAGGAATAGACATATCCACATGGCAGGGAGACGTAAACTTCTCAAAGATAAAGAGTGCAGGCATTGATTTTGTAATAATCAGAGCCGGTTACTCTCAGAGCGTGGATAAGTGGTTTGAATCAAATTATAAAAAGGCAAAGGCTGCAAACATGCCTATAGGTGTTTACTGGTACTCTGAGGCACTGACAGAGGCAGCAGCCAAAGCAGAGGCACAGGCATGTATTAAGGCGCTGACTGGAAAAATATTTGAATATCCGATATATTTAGATGTAGAAGAGTCAAAACAGTTTGCAAAGGGAAAGACCTTCTGCAGCAGTATTATAAATGTGTTCTGCTCTGCTCTGTCTGCAGCAGGCTTTTATCCTGGACTATACATGTCAAAGAGTCCACTTACATCTTATGTTGATGATTCAACACAGGCTAAATATCCGGTATGGGTTGCCCAGTACAATTCTAAGTGTACCTACACAAAAGACTATGGAATGTGGCAGTACAGTTCTACTGGTAGCGTGGATGGAATTAGTGGTAATGTGGATATGGATTACTGTTATAAAGATTATCCTGGTATTATCAAGAAAAACGGATATAATGGATATAAAAAGAGCACTACAACCACCACCACATCCAGCAGTACCAAAACCACAACAAAGAAGACTATTGCAGAGATTGCTCAGGAGGTTATAGCCGGCAAGTGGGGAGATGGTGACACCAGAAAGAAGAAGTTGACAGCAGCAGGATATGATTATGCTGCAGTTCAGTCAAAGGTGAACGAACTCCTGAAGAGTACCTCTAGTGCCAAAACGGTAGAGGAGATTGCCAAGGAAGTCATTGCTGGTAAATGGGGAAACGGTACAACAAGGAAGACAAAGCTTGAGGCAGCAGGATATAGCTATTCAGAAGTTCAGAAGAAGGTCAATGAACTTTTGAAGGGGTAATATGAAATTATATAGGTTAGATACATGTTAGTGACATGAGCCTTAAAAATGGCTTAAAATAAGGTTTTGAAAGTATCAAAGAGATAATTATATATTCCAAAGCAATCTACAACTCCTCAGGGAATTCTCCTGAGGAGTTTTTCAATGCGCATTTTCTGGCCCTCTATTCAACATTATTTATTCCCCCACAAACTCCCTCACT